GGCCGGCACCGCCGCCCTGCTCCGGGCGGACGAGGCCGTCCTCACCGCCCAGGCCCAGGCGCTGGCGGACCGGGCGCTCCCTCAGGAGGGGGGATTGGCCATCGACGCGGCGTTGCTGGCCGCCGCTCCAGACCCCATCGCCAGCCGGACCCTCCGGCTGCTGCTGGGACAGCTGTGGGGGGGAGACCAGAACTGTTCCGCCGTCCACCTGAACGGCCTGCTGAGGCTGTGCAGGAGCCCGGACCCCTCCGGCGAGATTTACCTGCCCCACCATACGAACGCCCGCCGGGTCTATGACAAGCTGCTCCTGGTCCCCCGCCTGGGCCCCATCCCTCTGGAGGAGGGTCCCCTGCCCCTGCCCGGAGCGCTGGACTGCGGCCCCTGGCACATCTCCTGCGGAGAGGAGACCTACAGCGGTCAGCCCCAGACCCCCTGGGACTTCTGGTTGGACAAGGCGTCCGTCCCCGCGCTGAGGATCCGTCCCCGCCGCACCGGCGACCGGCTCACCCCCCCGGGGCGGCTGGGTAAGACGGTGAAAAAGTGGATGATTGAGGAGAAGCTGCCCCGGTTCCAGCGGGAGGTCCTGCCCATCCTCGACCGGGGAGGGCAGACCGCCGCCGCCGCCGGCCTGGGACCCGACCGGGCCTTCGCCGCCCGGGAGGGGCAGGCGGCGTGGCATATTACAATTATTTCTATGGAATGACAGGTTCCTTCGTAGGGCGGGACGACCCGGCCCGCCGCTATGTCATTTCCTTAAAACGGCGCGCCGAGGTCGTCGCGCCCTACATATTTTAAAATCTGCGATTGGGAAAGGAAGAAAATTTCCATGTTAGACAACGATATTCAGGAGATATTATTTACAGAAGATCAGCTGAAAAACCGGGTGCGGGAGATTGCCCGTCAGATTGAGGCGGACTACGCCGGGCAAGAGATCATGCTCATCAGCGTACTCCGGGGCTCCTTCGTTTTTATGGCCGACCTGTGCCGGGCCATCAGCCTGCCCTGCACGCTGGACTTCATGTCGGTCTCCTCCTACGGCACCGGCACCTCCTCCAGCGGCCAGGTGCAGATCACCAAGGACCTGTCGGAGGACATCACCGGACGCAACCTGATTGTTGTGGAGGACATCCTGGACAGCGGAAACACCCTGAGCTATCTGCTGAATATCCTGGAGCACCGGCACCCCGCCTCGGTCCGGCTGTGCGCCCTGCTGGACAAGCCGGAGCGCCGGACCAAGCCGGTGGACCTGCACTACTGCGGCTTTACCATTCCCGACGCCTTCGTGGTGGGCTACGGCCTGGACTACGCGGAAAAATACCGCAATCTGCCCTACATCGGCATTCTAAAGCCGGAGGTCTACGGCGGCTGATTGATTTGGAAAGGACTTTATGCCTATGAGACGCTTTGGTCTGCGGGACATAATACTGTACCTGCTGCTGGGTCTGATGATTCTGTTCGCCTTCACCACCCTGCGGCAGATGGAGCAGCGGGACGCCCCCACCTACAGCCAGGTCCGCACCTGGTTCCTCCAGGAGCGGGTGGAGTACTTCACCCTGGAGGACAAGACCCTCACCCTGACCCTCCGGAGCGCCGACGGGGGCGAGTCCCTCCGGCTGGCCTATCAGGTGGCCGACCCCGCCCTGTTTTATAACGACATGCGGGAGATCATCAACGAGCAGCTGGCCTCCGGCGTGCTGACGGGCTATGACTATCCCCCCGGCGTGGAGGGCTCCTGGTGGTACAGCCTGATTCCCTATCTGGTGGCGGCGGCGGTGCTGTGCCTGTTCTGGTTCCTGCTCATGCGCCAGCGGGGGGCGGCGGGGGGCGGCGGGACCGCGGGTCCGGCCGCCCGGTTCAGCCATGCCCGTACCCGAACCCTGTCCGACCAGGGGAAAAAGGTCACCTTCCAGGATGTGGCGGGGGCGGAGGAGGAGAAGGAGGAGCTCCAGGAGATTGTGGAGTTCCTCCGGGACCCCCAGAAATTCACCAATTTAGGGGCCCGCATCCCCAAGGGCGTGCTGCTGGTGGGCCCTCCGGGCACCGGCAAGACCCTAATTGCCAAGGCGGTGGCCGGAGAGGCCGGAGTGCACTTTCTGTCCATCTCAGGCTCCGACTTTGTGGAGCTCTATGTGGGCGTGGGCGCGTCCCGGGTCCGGGACCTCTTTGACCAGGCCAAGAAGGACGCCCCCGCCATCGTGTTCATCGACGAGATCGACGCCGTGGGCCGTCAGCGCGGCACCGGCCTGGGGGGCGGTCACGACGAGCGGGAGCAGACACTGAATCAGCTGCTGGTGGAGATGGACGGCTTCGCCTCCGGCGATGGGGTGATCGTCCTGGCGGCCACCAACCGGCAGGACATCCTGGACCCCGCCCTTCTGCGGCCCGGCCGGTTCGACCGGCAGATCTATGTGGGCCTGCCCGACATCAAGGGGCGGGAGGATATTTTGAAGGTCCACGCCAAAGACAAGCCTCTGGCGGAGGACGTGGTCCTCAAGGACGTGGCCCGGGCCACCTCCGGCTTCACCGGGGCCGACCTGGAGAACCTGCTCAATGAGGCGGCCCTGCTGGCCGCCCGGGCGGACCGGCGCTTCCTCAACCGGCACGATCTCCACAATGCCATGCTCAAGGTCATTGCCGGCCCGGAGAAGCGCAGCCGGGTGGTCACGGAGCAGACGCGCCGGCTCACCGCCTACCACGAGGCGGGTCACGCCGTGGTCATCCACGAGCTGCCCACCGCCGACCCGGTCCACCAGATCACCATTGTCCCCCGGGGACAGGCGGGGGGCATGACCATCTCCCTGCCCCAGGAGGACGCAGCCTATCAGTCCAAAAGAGAGCTCACCGAGCAGATTGCCCGCTGTCTGGGCGGCCGGGCCGCCGAGCAGCTGGTGCTGGGGGACATCTCCACCGGCGCGGGCAGCGATATTCAGCGGGCCTCCGCCATCGCCCGAAGCATGGTTATGCGCTACGGCATGAGCGATAAGCTGGGCAGCGTCACCTTCGAGACGGGCCACGACGAGGTCTTTATCGGCCGGTCCATGGCTCAGGCCAAGAGCTACTCCGAGGAGACTGCAAACCTCATTGACCAGGAGGTCAGCGCCCTCATCGCGACGGCTTACGCCGAGTGCGAGCGTATTTTGAAGCTCCGCCGCCACGAGTTGGAGGTCACCGCCCGGTATCTTCTGGATCATGAGACCATGGAGGCTGATACCTTTTCCAAGGTCTTTGACGACCCGGACGCCGAGGAGCTTGCCCCCTATCGGGACGTTCAGCCCTGAGCTTTTGGATTTTTGCCCCAAAATAGGAATTTACCTCTTTACAAAAAGGCTCAAAGGTGCTATACTACATAGCGTCTTTGAGATGTGCGTCCGTAGTTCAATTGGATAGAGCGTCAGATTCCGGTTCTGAATGTTGGGGGTTCGAGTCCCTTCGGGCGTGCCAATGAAAAACCCGCCGAAAGCCTTGTGTTTCAAGGACTTTCGGCGGTTTTTTGTTGCGTTCAGTTTGTGCCGAACAGGGCAAAAATAAGTACTTTTCGGCACTTGGGTGCTGGTACTGCTGCTGGTACTAATCTGAGCCAAACGGGTGCGCTAATCTCTGTTAGGAGTGCGACCCGTTATTTATTTTGCTTGATGCTGTTGATCTGCTCCAGGGTTTGCTTCAGTTTATCAAAACCAAACATAGCTGCATAGGCCACGAACACGCCCAGTATGATAGCGGCCACCACCATGTACCAAATCACGGCCACGCCCATGATTTGGCAGGCGGCAAAGAACACCAGCAGCGTCACCACCATGGCCACAGCAAAGGCCAAGACATTTGTGGGCAGCTTCCCCCAGGTCAGCTTTTTCAGCACCTCCACGATGATGTTAGTTACCACCATCAAGACCAGCACTACCGGCAGCACCAGCGCCGCCGCCACAGGAATGTTTTGAATCAGATTTTCCATAGATATTTCCTCCTAAATTTTTTTGCAGTAGTCCAGGGACACCCAGCCGAGACCGGATTTCAGCTTACCCCAGAGGGTGGCACCCTTGCCGGTGGCCTCACTGACGATGGTGTAGACGCCGGGGGCGATGGCCTTCTGGACAATGGTGGCGTCGGTGTTGGGGCCCTGGCGGATGCGCAGGCCGGTGGCGGTGATACGGACCTTGTACGGGACCTTGCTCACTGGGGCATCAGGTGCCAGGGACGTACCAGAGACCCCCAGCTTGGCGTTCACCTTGGCAGCGATGTCGCCGAGCCGCTGGTAGATGTAATCCCCGGGACAGGCTTTGTTTGCGAACCAGCGATGGACGGTGAGGTTCTGCTGGTCCACTTTGCCTACCAACTTCTTATCACCCTTCCACAACAGTTTCTTGATGCCGTTCCGCCGGCAGATGTCGGCGCATAGCTCAATCAGAGCCGCCATAGCCTTATCGGTGATGGCGTAGGGGTGTTTGTTGTCGCTTGCCACCTCGATGGTGACAGCCTGATAGTCGTTGGACTTGCCCGATATGCCGTTCACCCGGATTGGGTTGCCCTTCTTGTCATACCCCCCGGAGCACCAGGATCGGTCCTTCTCCTCCACGCACAGGCCGATTCTACCATCGCAGCCAATGACGTAGTTGCAGGACGCCTGCCGCTCCTTTTTGGCGAAACCATTCAGGCCCCGCTCGACGGTCACCTGGCCAACATAGCAGTGGATGGTGATAGTATCAATGACGTGGTTCCGGTTTACGGTCCTGTTGGGAGAGATCAGTGTCACCGCCGCCAGCGGGCTGTTGGAAAATCCCATATTGCTGTCGCTTCCTTTTCTTGTATATTTGTCAAAGTATTCCTGTCCCAGTTTGGCCCGGCGCTCGCAGTTCTGCACGCTCTGGTCTGCGGGCCGCTCAAACTTCAAGAGCATGGCGTCCGACGCCTCCCTCACGGTCTTTGCCGTTTTCAGCACGGCCAGTACCGCCGGAAAACTTTCCCGCAGTTCTTTCAGGAAAAAGCCCAACTGCATTTCCGCGTCCCCGATGCTCTTACCTGCATGTTTGGCGAAAAGACGCAGGTTCTTCTTTCGCGCCGGATAGGTCCACTGGCACAGCCCATACCCGGCCCGGTCGGTGTCAAACCCCGTGTAAGTCCCGCTGTCCACCGCCGCCGTGTAGGCGGCGTCCGTATACCCCAGCTTCTTTTCATAGGAGTTCTGGAGGTTGTTGGCAATCGCGCCGCTTTCCGCCTGGATATTCCCCAGTGCCCCGCAGGCCCCGGTGGGCGTCATTCCCGCTTTCACCAGGTAATCGTACATTTCCCTTTCTGTCATTTGTAAAGCTCCTTCCGCTATCCCATACCCGGCGGTTCCGCGTCCTCCGGATCCGCTTCTGGTGTGTCTCCCTTGTCCGGCCAGCGGTTATTTTTGCTCAAATTCTCCAGCACGGACTTACCGGCGTATACCGCCACCGGCACAATGATTTCAGCAAGGGCAACCTTCGACAGCTCTTCCGCGATTTGCACCTTGTCCAGCGCGGCCAGGATGTAGCTGCACCATACCCAGGCAAAGCCGTTTATGACGCAGGCCCAAACATACCGCTTCATCGTCTCCGGCCTATCTGGTGGCAGGCCCTCCCTGATGATTTCCCGCAGTTCCTTCACCCGGCGGCGCAGGCGCCGGATCGTCACCGTACTGTATGTGATACCCAGAACGACGCCCGCCACCAGCGACCCGACGGCAATCAAGATGGTCGTCATGGCGTAAGCCTCCCTTTTCATAAATTATCTTTCTGTCATGTTTCCTCGTCATGTGCAGCCTGATTGAGGTGCTTTTCCATCTTGTTCATAGCCTCGGTGACCGGACCGTTGCAGCCCTGCTCCTTTAAGCCCTTTAGACAGGCCAGTAACCCATAGCAGATTAGGGTCTGCTCTTTGCGGATGGCTTTCAGCTCCTGATCCTGCCGTTTGTCCCGTTCGATGAATTTAATCCACCAGACGATTACACCTCCGAGGCTGGTAAAGGCGGCCAGCAGCGACGCTAAAGTAATCAGCGTGTCCGTATTAATAGTCACTTCCATGGTCAGGCCTCCTCTCCGGTGTCCAACTTGGACACCGCCTCCCGAAGCGGCTCTGGAACATCCTCAAGGGTCCTGGTGCCCCGCTGAATGCTCCGCCAGTAGCTCTTTACAACCGCCATGTTCATGCGCTCACCTCCCCGTCGTCTGGGTTGTCCTGAACATCCCGGCTGAGGCTCTGCGCCTCATACAGGGCAATTAGAGCCTCGTCCGCCTCCTCCAGCTGGCCCTCCAGCGCCTGGATGGTCTCAGCCTGGGTCTGAATGGTCTGTTCCTGCTCCTGGATCGTGGTGACCTGGCTGGTCACGTCGGCGGTCAGCTCGTCCACCTGGGCCTGGAAACCGGCCACATCCCCCAGGAACTGCTCCGCCACCTTCAGGGAGACGGTATAGCTCCGGGTGTTGGAGCTGTAGGAGATGTCCTGCGCCGTGAAGCCGTAGCCAACAGGCAGGAGACAGCTCCCCTCAATGATTGGTTGGGCCCAGTTGATGGCCTCGATCTCCTCCAGGCTGGCCCGCTCCCGCTCGAACACGGCCTCATAGTAGCCATTGGCAGAGCCCCGCAGCACCATGGCACAGGGCACTCCGCAGATATGGGCCTCGATTCCATACATACTCATGATGAATGACTCCTCTCTTTCCGGGCCGGATGGCCCTTTCTTTATTCCTGTGCAGCCCCCGGTTTGTTGCATGGGGGCGTGCAACTAAGGAACGACATAAGCCCCAGAGGCCGCACCTTGCCGGCTTTCCGGTAGCCCCGGCGGGCGGCCTCCTGTGTCCTGGCCGCTTTGACCTTTCTGGCCCTCTCTGCGGCCTCCTGGTCCTCATCAGGGCAGAGGGGACCACCTCCACCAGACCGCCCTCCTTGTCCACCACAGGGCGCAGAAGAGGGTAATAGCGCCTAACTTTCCGGGCCAGAGCTCCCTGGGACGGAATTTCCCACCAGGCCTCCGGGTCCTCCACATCGGAGAGGGCCGCCGGCCGGTCTACCGGGATTTGAGTACCGTCCGGACCTCTGGCGTACTGCCCTTCCCAAATCCTGTCCAGCACCCCCATAGTGGCCTTATGTACCAGCACAGCCCGTCACCAGCCTTTGCAGCTTCACATAGGTCTCCGGGTCCAGCCGGGCCCCGATACTGCCGTCTTTGGGGGCGGGAATGTGCCCAACTTGGACACATTGCCGTTTGAGGCGGCTGTAGGCGGACCGGACCGTCTTGGGCTTCAGGCCCAGCTCCCTGGCCACCTCCTCCGGGGAGACGCCGGCCTCCCGCCGGCGGGACAGCTCATAGTTGTACCGGCTCACGCCGCCCACCTGTTGGCCCCGGAAGCAGAAGCGGTAGTAAAAATACAGCGGCATCCCGGTCTGGAGCGCCAGGGAGAACTTGTCCGCCTGGTCCCACTCCCGAATTTCCGGCCGGGAGAGGGGCGGGCCGCCCCGGACGTCCAGCCGGCGGATGGTGTGTCCCGCCCGGGCCAGCGTCCGGCAGACTGTGCTTTTCTGGATTTCCAGCTTGTCCGCCAGCTCCGCCTGACTTTTGGGGAATTGGGAGAGGACCAACAGCATGAGCTGCCGCTGACGGTCGGTGAGGACGGGGACTTGGTCCAAATACCGCTTCCAGTCAAAGCCGCCCTTGCCGTCGGCGCAGGTGGAGATCAGCTTCTTGGCCTCCACCCACTCCTGCATCCTGGTCATGCCGTTTTTAATCACCCGGGCCACGGTGGAGTTGTCCACCCCCTGCTCCTGGGCAATCAGTTCCAGAGAGAACCCCCGGTTGTAGTAGGCGTCTATGTAGAGCCGCTGCCGGTCGGTGAGGCGCTGGGCCCCCTCGGCCAGCCAGCTTTGAAGCCGGTCCATACCTGTGCCCAACTCCACAAAGTCTCCGGCCTCCACCTGCTGCCAGCTGTGGCCTTCGATATCGCTCCAGCAGGCGCCGGACCTCTCGAAAAAGTCGAAGTTCAGAGCCCCGATGTCCAGACGCTTCCGCTGCTCCCTCCTGGCCCTGCGGGCCGCCGGCGGGTCCAGGTGGTCGATCTGCACCTGCACATCCCGGATGGCCGCCCGATAGCCGGAGATTTTCGCCTTCAGTGCCGCCCGCCGCTGAGAATCTGTCTCCGCCTTCAGCTGTACCTGGTACTCCTTCATCCGGGCCTGGAGCTTGGCCAGCTGGGCCCGGTTCTCTTCCAGGGCGCTCATCCCACCACCATCAGCTCGCCGGCGAAGGGTGCGCTTCCCTCCAGTACCAACGCCTTTGCCTCCAGGTCCCAGTGAATCCGGCTCTCCATCGCCGCCCAGGTGTTGGCGACCATAGCGCCGTCCAGGTCATACCTGGTCACAGTCCCCACGCCGGTGGCTTTTCTCCGCAGGCGCAGCCCTTGAAGGACGGCGGCCGTACACAGGTTGTCCATCCCCGTTGTAGCCCCGCCTAGGGCGGGCAGGTAGGCAGCAGTGAGTACTGCGTCCAGAGTGGCCGTCTCCGGGGCCCCCGTGGTATCCCTGTCCTGCCAGTTGAAGCCCTTTTCACTGGCCTTGGAAGCGGCGGCCTCAGCCGCAAGCAGCGTCCCCTCCAGGATGTAGCACTGTACCTGGTTCCAGGTCAGCTGAACATGGCCGTCCTCCGCCGTAGGGTAAGTGCCGGGCGCGGAGCTGTTGGCGTTCAGGGCGGCCTTGACCGCATTGGTAATGGCAGTGCGGCCCTGGGCGGCAGTCTGCTCCAGGTAGTCCAGGGCGGTCCGGTCTACCCGCTGGTGCAGGGTGCCGATGCACGCGCTCTGCCTGGGTTGGATACCGTGGACTGTCTGGGGGACACGCAAGGCCCCATTTGCCCATTCCTCCGGTTCGAAAATACGGCTGTAGAAGTGTCCATCGAATACACCGGCCTCCTCTTTTGGTACAGTAGTGGGGATGTCCAGCGTGATGGAATAGCGTCCGCCGTTCTCTGCGGCCTCTACGGTCCCCCGGGCGGCGCGGCCGTCCAACTCGGCGGTGACGGTGTAGGCCCCCGCGGCGGGCAGCGTCAGGGAGACGAAGCCAGATTCTCCGGCAGTACCGCTGATACTCTGACCTCCGCAAACAGCTACGACTTCAGCGTCTGGACTGGTCGTAACATCCAGGGTGGCGGAGAAGGGGAGCAGCGAAGCGGTGTACTGCCCGAAGTAGGGCCCGGTGACCACGGCGGAAGAATATTCCTCGCCCTCCGCATCGGTGCAGCGGATGGTGTAGGTCGTGCCGCACTGCTTCAGCTTAACCTGTACAACCAGCCCCTCGGGGACGGTCCCGGTGTAGCTCTCCCCGCCACTGGAGACGGTATAGGTCTGCCCGGCGAACACCTCCGCGAAGGTGATCCGCAGGGCGCAGCCGCCCGAATTGTTCTCCGCCGCCTGTACCGCGCTGTCCGCCGTCTGCTGGGCCTTTGCCGCTGCGGACGCCGCGTCGTCCGCTGTCTGCTGGGCCTCCTCAATCTGCTTCCGCAGGTCGGGGTGGGCGTCCTCCGTCAGATTGTGGTTGACGATCTGTTTTTGAGAGGCGGTGAGAAGCTGGGGCAGAAGGGTGGAGATACAGTAATCCTTGATGTCGTCAATGGTCATCACCACGCCGGGCAGAGTGTCATCCAGCTCCACCTTTACCGACGGGGCCAGACGGATGGAGATCGGGTAGCGGCGCACATCCAGATACCCCTCCTCCCAGGGGGCGATATACTGGGGGTAGTCGGCCAGGCAGCCGTAGTAGATGGCGGTCTTCTCCTCCCCGTCCCAGGCCTGGATCAGAAACTCCCGAATGGTCATGCCGTCGGGCAGGTCCTTGTTCAGGTCGGACCGGACCTCCACCGTCATGTTGACCGTGGCCCCGTTTCGGATCGGCTCGCTGCACGTCCCGACGCCCACCGGCTCCACCAGCTGCGTCATGTCCCCGATATACACGTCATCCGAAACGATACCGGAGCCGACCAGCACACCGGCAATGCGCAGATGGTCCTCGGTGAGGGCCAGCTTGGTAAACAGCTCCAGGCCCTGCTTGGTGGGAGCACCGCCGTACTTGCGGGGCTTTTCCGCTTCCAGTGGGGTCAATCCAGTTTGATTTTCATTCATTGCGATTCCTCCCTGTTCAGTTCCGGCAGTGCTGTTATGGTCAGGCTGCTTTTCAGCAGGCCCCGGGCCGCCAGGGGCCGCTCATGGAATGCCGGCGGCCGCTCCGGGGGCCGGATGATGGAGATAAGGCCCTGTATTCCGGAGGAGACCGGAACCACAGTGTCCTGATACAGCGGGTCCCGGACCGGCAGCTCCGTACTGGAGAGGCACAGGCCCAGCCCGGCCCCCACCAGGATCGGGTCCGTGTCCAGCTCAGTGACGGTTATGGTGCCGTCCCACCAGCTGGACAGGCGCTTCACACCGGCCAGTATCCTGCGAAAGCTGACCAGGCTCTCCTGCGTGACCGGCCGGCCGGTCATCTCTATATAGGCCCGGAAGTGGTGGGGCTCCCCGCCGTATTCATACCACTCCTCAATGCGGCCCTCGGAAAAGATGATCTCCAGAATCCGGTCCGCCGCCGCAGGAGTCCCCAGGCTGGTATAGAAGGCCATTGTCCCCTCAATCAGCGCCCGCTTTACCTCGACCGGAAAGCTCTGGTCGTAGGCAGGAGTACGCAGCTCCAGAGCCAGCACGTCCAGAATCTCCTCCGAAAGCTCACTCACAGCGGCATAGACCCTTGTTCGATCCGCCCAGGCGCACAGCCGCTCCACCTGCCGCCCCAAGGCGTAGGCGAAGGCCTGTGTCTCCAGCTGGTTGGAGAGATTTTCGGGCAGGATGTCGGAAACCGGCTGCCTCGCAGATCAATCATCCTCCAGCCCTCCATAGCGGACCTGGGAATCTCCCTCCAGGCTGGCCACTCCGGTCCGGGCAACCGGGGTAAAGGCGGGGGCAGAGAGCTCCACACGCTTGGCCCCCGCCGCCATGACCCGCTCCGCCAGCTTGGACGGGTTGATGTCCCGGCCTATGGACCTCTGCCAGGTAATGTAGGCGTCCACAGCGGCATTGACCGCCCTCTGGATGGCCACTGCCCGGTTACTGTCGCTGCGGTTGATGTAGTAGACCAGGTCGATGGAGTACGGCACATCCGCCGGCGCAGAAACCGTCACCAGGTCGGTCATGGGCCGAATCTGACGGTCCCTCAAATAATTCTGGAGCCCTGTCACCATCTCGGGCCCGGGCGCGGAGCCGTCGTCCAGCAGGAAATACACCTCCACAGAGCCTGCGGCCTGGTCGCTGGTCACCACCACATCACCCACATTGGCGTTGTAGGTCTTGGCGTGATAGAGATAGCCGGCCTCCGGGCCCGCCGTGGAATAGGACCCGGGGAACAGATAGATCCGCTCCACCAGCTCCTGGTCGCTCTCCGTATCCGCGCCGCCCTCTGAAGCTGTGATGTTGGACACGTTGGCGACATAGGGCAGCGGGTCTACAATTTCAGCCAAAGCTCCCACAGCGAGATCGTTCCCGGTCGAGCCCGGCACAACGCAGACCGCCGGCACGTCCACACTGCGCTCCCCGGCAGGAATTTCAGCATACTGTGTGGTCTGGAAATACAGCAGCTCCCGGGTGGCGGCACGTGTGCCGCTGGGGATCCCGATAGTGGTATCACGGACGGCGGAAGCGGTAAATCGGAGCGTGGTCACGGCGGAGGCGGCTGGCCGGCGGGTCAGGCCCTTAAAAGCGGCCAGGTGGTCCAGAAATTCACCATAGCTGTATTTCAAGAGATTCTGCTTGCCCGCCCGGTCGATATACTGCATCGCCTGGTAGAGCTGGGCGGCGGCGGCATAGAGCTCCATACGGTGGGGGCTGGCCTGGGCCAGGCTCACCGTGTTTCCGGTGGCCTGGGTCATGTACCGCTCATAATCCGCCACCATCTCCTTGCAAAGAGCATCGACACTCAGTCCGTCGATAAAGCTGACCTCGGGCAGCTGGTCCATCTGAAGGTTGTCAGGCACGGGTAATCACCACCTTTGGCTTGAAATGTCCCTGCCCGGCCGGGAGCCATATCACTTCCTGGACCCGTACCTGGGGGATGAACTCGGAAATCTTTTTGGCTGCCTCTGCGGTATAGAGGCTTTTTACCACTCCCGGAGGCTTATCCACAAAATCCTGCATGATTCCAAGCCCGCGCTCCAGCGGCATGGTCCCCTATATGGTGGACAGCAGCAGGGTGATCTGCCGGTCCAGGTCGGCCAGCCAATTATCGGAAAAGGTAAACTCTAATTGAAAATCAAAAAACAGGGAGTTTGTCATGTGTACTCCTCCAGTGTGAGGGTCAGGTTGGCCCGGGCCAGCTCGCCTCCGTTGTAGAGCGTATTCCATGCCTCGCTGGATCCGGTGATGCGGAAGGGATTCTTGCTCACCGGCTTGCAGTCGATAATCAGGTACTCCACCTGGCCCCGCTCTACCATATTGGCCACCCGTTCCAGCATCTGTCTGGGCCGGACCCCCAGGGATGAAGACAGGGTGATGGTGAGGGAGACCGTCTGGTTTCCAGGCCCCAAAAATTCCGGCTTGGGCTTGACGCCCATTACCTCGTGGTCAGTCCAGCGGCTGGAGACCTCCCGGGTCATCCCGCTAAAGGTCAGCACCCGGTTGTCGCTGACCTCGAAAACCAGTACGGTTCCAAATGTACCAATCAAGTCAGCTCAACCTCCTATCCGCACATCCGGGCTTCCGCCGGTGATCGCTCCGCTCCCGCTGTGGGGCGCAAGGGCATCACCAAGGCGTGTGGTGGGCAGCCCATTGATTCGGACCGACCTGCTTCCCGCGGCCACGGCGCCCGAGCTGGAGCCACAACAGGAATCCCGCTCCGTGGTATAGTCAACACACTTGAAAATCGGTAAAGTTCGGCGGCCAAAATGGCACAGGGCGGCGTTGTCGTCTTTGGCGGGCGTCAGCCCGCCTGCATCCTCCGCCTTGCCCCGCGCCATTTTTCCTCCCCTCCTTTTTACCTCTTCTCAAGTGCGTCGACTATAACGCTGGTCACAATGGCGGCGGACCGGCCGTTGGTCCGTACATTGGAAGAACAGCCCCCGCTGATCTCCCCGGAAAAGGGCAGCGGCGGGTGCGGAGAGACATGTCCTGAATGCTCCCCTGCGGTTGTGCCGTCCACTGTATCCAGGAGCCGCGCCGCGTTTGGCATAAGACCGCCCTCCTTAATTCAGATCAATGGTTTTTCCGTTGATGACGATGGCGCTGCCGGCGGTGATGTTTATGGAGCCGTCACAGTGCAGCGTCAGTTCCTTGGCCTTGCCGTCGTAACGGAGCATGGCCGCCCCAGGTGTACGGTCCATGTCCAGGCGGTACAGCTTTTCCGCACCCTCCGGGGGCCTGTTCTTCTCGCTCCAGGGACGGCCCAGGACTACCCCCGCAGCCATGCCGTTGGACAGGTGGAGGACCAATACCTGGTCCCCCACCTCGGGCGCTGTATAGGCCCCAGTGAATGCGGTGGACAGGAGGGGGATCATCTGGGTCACCGCGTCGTCCTGGTCTGGATAGACAACCCGCACCAGACCTGTGGAATGGTCAACATCTGATATTTTTCCAACCCGGGTATCGTTACGCATGTTCTCCTCCTCACTCCACCCGGGACAGCTCCAGGTCCATCGTGTAGCCGCCGCCGATGTGATGAATAATGCTGTCAATGAAATATTTACCGCCCAGCCAACCCAGCTCCTCCACCATGACGCACTGAGAGGCCACCAGGCTGGCAGTGCCCCGCATGGACAGGGAGAGCTTCGTTGACCCATGATTGGCCTGGTGGATGGCCGCCCACAGCTTCCGCTCCGCGTCCGCCCGGCTGTCCACCCGTCCGGACTTCTTCAGAATGCGTGGGCCGCTGCCCACCTGCACCTTGACCTCTTTCTCTGTAGAGGGGTCTGTGTAAGCGTATTCCCCGCCAGTGTAGGTCCCTGTGAGTTGGGACGACCAACTCCAGGACAGGAGCATGTCGGGGGTCAGCGTGGCCACTGGGGGCCGGGCCTTGTACGCTTCCCGGTCATAGACCACGATCTTCTGCGCGTACACCTTCATGGCCAGGCCATATGTCTCACACAGCCCCATGTAAAAATCGCAGTCCGTTTTCTCTGACTGTTCCTCGCTCTTGATGATGATGGGGCCTCCGTCCACATCCCAGGCCAGGGAGATTCCCGCCCGGGCGGCGATCTCTTTGCCAATCTCCTCCACGGTGATGTTCTCCCAGGTTCGGGTCCGCTGGGTCTCCCGGAAGGCGCTGTCCGCAGGGACAGATACCCCGGCAATGTTCCCTGTCACCGGCCAGCCGGAGAAATCGAACTTGTCCAGCACGAAGGAGCCGCAGGGGAGGGAGCGGTTATCTCCCGCCCGGTCCCAGTCGGTCAGGCAGATTACGGCGGACAGGGTGTCCCCCACCTGGGGGAGCCACGGCCCGATCCACTGCCGGTCCCGGTCATGGAGGGAGAGGTCAAAGCTGTCAGCCTCCCCGCTGGCCGGGTCGGTGTAGGTTGCTGAAGTCTGATACTGACCCAGCGTCCCGGCGGCGGCCGCCCCGTTCCAGGCGATTTCTACAGCTGCTTTTCTCGTGTTCATGTGGTTTCCTCCAGGCGGGCACATCAGGACCGGAGACATCCTCCGGCGGTTCCGGCGTCTGGAGCACCACGCCTGCCCGGAACACAAAAGTGTCAAGATGGGGGTGGTTGTGCTCCATCAGCCAGCCGGCGTACTTCACGTCTCCATAGACCCGATGGGCAATGGCGTCCCAGGCGTCCCCCTGCCGGGTGGTGTAGGTGTCAGGCATGGTCCGCCCCTCCTCAAAAATTTTTATGTTTTTTCAATTTCACCTTGACTGTCGTACGCATTATGCGTATAATAAAAGCATAGGGAGGAAACATTATGACAGCACAGGAAATAGAAAAGGAAGTCAAGGCAGACGGCTGGTACTATCACAAAACAAAAGGCTCACACAAGCATTTCAAACATCCGACAAAACCCGGAAAAGTCACAATTCCACAACACAAAGGTGATATTCACCCGAAAACGATTGAAACGATTCGGAAACAGGCGGGGCTGAAATAAGCCCCGCCCTCCGAGGCAATATAGATTGATTGGAGGTATTTCTGTGAAACTTGTATATCCTGCTATCTTTTCCCCTTGGGATGATGGTGACGGCTACACCGTAGAGGTCCCTGATCTTCCCGGCTGCGTCACAGAGGGGACCACCCTGGCCGACGCCATTCTAATGGCCCAGGACGCCGCCAGCGGATGGGTTCTTGACGAACTGGAGGAAGGACGGCCCGCACCGGCGGCCAGCGCCATGGCAGATATTCATGCAGGTGCCGGCGGACTTGTCAGCCTCGTTTCCCTGGATATGGACGCCTATGCCGAAAAATATGGTGATACCGCTGTGCGTAAAAACTGCACGATTCCCGCATGGCTGAATACTTTTGCAGAGGCGCAGCACATCAATTTTTCCAAAGTGCTTACCGATGGATTGACCGCCCTTTATCAGGCCACCACCTAAATCTCCTCCCTGCGCCGCCCCGTGACAGGGGCGGTACTTTTTTTACCGTGTAGCCACGCTCAGATTCTTGCGGCGCTCCTCCGCCTTCAGCTGGTCATACAGGCGCTTGAACTCCGCAAAACTCAGCCGCCCGGCCTCCACGGCCTCCTCCCGGGTCGTCGGACCATAGAAATTGAATACCGGGGCAAAGGTGATGACGTCACTGCCGGCAGTGGGCGGGTTTTGACCGCCTGCCGGGGGCGGTGCATCGTTTGCTGCGGGGTGCGGCGGCTCTGGGAGGGGCCAGCCGCCGCCGCCCCGGCCCGGTCCATGCGGGTCCGGTTTGTTGTTCCTGATCCAGTCTTCCACCAGCTTGGCCAGCTGGGCCAGGGGTGCTTCCTCCAGGCTGCTCTCCAGGCTGTTCTCCTGGTTCCCCATGGGCGAACTCTCCGGTGTGTTGGCCACGCCCTGGAGCAGGGCGGCCAGCTTGGACAGCGGGAGAATCGCTTCCGGCTCCCCGCCCTCGCCCGCCTCCAGGATGGTGGGGGCGGTAACAATACCGCCAGTGGCCAGCATGGGAATCTCGGGCAGATTGATGGAAAAACTCTTGCCGCCCACCACGGGCACCCAGTCCGGGATAGTGAAGCCGCAGGAGTTGATGGCCCCAATCACGGAGTTAACCGCGCCGATCACGGCGTTGATGGGCACTTTCGCGATATTGGCCAGACCTCCGAACAGATTTCCGAATATATCGCATACGCCCTGCCAGGCAAGTTCCCAATTCCCGGTGAATACGCCGGTAATAAAATTGAGCAGCCCGGTAAATATGCCGATGACATTTTCTATGATGGGCGCCGCGATTTGTACGGCGCTTTCCAGGCCGTTGATCAGCGCCAGACCCGTAACCTGAAAAGCAGGGCCCAGGACACCGGCCAGCAGAGAGGCTAGGTCCATCAGACTGGCGCCCAAGGGCTGGAGCTTGACCCACAGGGACGTTACAGCAGCCCGAAATTTTTCACTGTGGTTCCACAGATAGATGAACCCTGCCGCCAGAGCTGCGGCCCCGCCAGCAATCAGGGCCAGCTTCACATTGCCTATGCTCATCACCCTGGATAGCAGGCCCCCACTCTGAGAGGCCGCATTGAAGATGGTGGAGAGGTTTTTTACTGCCCCGACAGCGGCACTTGCAACCTGCAGCCCTTTAAAGGCCCCTGCTGCGGTCATCACTGCGCCGCCGACGGCGAGGATAATATCCCGGTTCTCCCACAGCGCCTTGCCTGCGTTGATCACAATCGGCGTGATTTCTTCCAGCTTGTTGGATACGACCGGCAATACATTGTTCGCCAGGTACTCCAGGCCCTCCTTGGCGTATGGGACCAGCTGTTCTCCAACACGCACCAGCGCGGCCTCCGCCTTGCGCTTTACCCCCTCCAGGGCGGTGCCCAGGTCGTTGTATTTTACCGAGTTGATTTGCTCCAGCGCATCCATTGTGTCATAGGCCCCGGCTGAGGCGCTTGCCATGGCCTCCATGGCCTCGGTACCCAGGTCCTCCCACATGGTCCCGAACAGAGATACGCCCAGCGCGTCCCGCGCCACCTGGTCCTCCATGTCCATCAGGGTGTTTAACACATCGAAAAATGCCTGATTTGCCCCGTCCCCACCTGCGGCAAATGTGCCCATCATTGCGGATGCGTTATAGCCCAGGGCCTCAAAGGCGGCCACTGTGCTGTCGGAGCCATCAATCGCCCGGATGGAGAACTCCTTCACCGCGTCACCCACCTTGTCCAGGTTCCACGCGGTGCTGTCCGCGCCGGACTGCAGGAGCTGGAACATACCGTCAGCGGTAAATCCCAGCTTTGAAAACTGGCTGGAATATTCGTTGATGGTATCAATCAGTTCCCCGGAATAATCAAGGCCGTTTTGTGCGCCTGCTGCGATCAGGCCGAAAGCCTCCTCTGCTGACCCTCCGAAGTTTTTTCGGATTGCTGCCGCGGCGCGGGTGCTTTCCGCTACGTCATACTCGAACGCGTCCCGCAGAGCAATCGCAGCTTCTGTCGCTCCCGCAATCTCCTGGGCTGGGATGTCCTTGATATTCCGATTGACCAACGCAACCGCATTGGCAGCGTCCTCGATACTCTCGCCAAAATTGTTTTGGTAAACGCTTTCCATTGCGCCTTGCAGATTGACCAGTTCTTCCCCCATAGCCCCGGTGGCCGCAGCCAGGCTGTTGGCCGCTTTTTCGTGTTCTGTGTAAGCGGAAGTGGCGGCAGTTGCGATCCCGGTTGCGGCTGTCCCAAGCCCGGCCAGGGCCGTGGTGGCTACTTGACCCGCTTTTTTCGCTGCCTCACCCAGAGTGCTCAGATTTTCACTTGCAGCGGCACACGCCTTTTTCAGCGAACTGTTATCGCCAGCGATTTTCAGCAGCATTTCATAGGTCTTACTTCTTGCCACGGCCCCGCTTCACTCCCTCCCAAATGGTTTTTGCCATATCGGCGTACTCGTTCACATCGTCCATCTGCATGGAGAGAAAAAACTCCGGGCTGCTATGGAACTGCAGGGCAAGGGCGGCACACCCCTTACGGACGGTCTCCGGCGTTATTCCTCCCCATCCGCGTTGAACAAAAAACCCACGACCAGTCCCTTCAGCGCAATAGCGTCCTTGGCCGGCATACGCTCAAAGAACTCCAGCGGAAGTTTTGTCATCAGATGGCCTATGGTGGCGGCGTATTCCGTTGCCATTTCCAATGTCGCCGGATTCAGCCCTCTGTGCTTCTTGGATGTAATCTTAGCGGCCTGCGCCAGGTCGCCCGCCGTGGCATTTTCCAGGCCGGACAGGTCCAGTTCCTCATAGGTCCTGCCCTCGAATACATAGGGCTTGCTCAGCTTCAGCACTAGGCTCTCTCCAACGGCCTCCTGGAGCGATTCCTGATCAGGGACGGGGTTCAATTTTTCTTCTTTCATAATCAGCACATCTCCTTAATTTCAGCCAGCATGTCTTTTCCGCGAATCTTGAATACCTCGTTCAGCTTGTCCAGCTCCACCATGGGCTCGCCGTCCAGCTCAATGAGGATATACAGCAGGGTCAGGGTGATCTTGACCTCCATCCCGCTGCCGGCCTTGAATTTGCCGAGTTCAAACTTGGACATCCGCCCCCGGACCACCACCCGAACGGAGTGGAATACAATATCCCCCTCGCTGTTAGTGGACTGGGCGGAGCCCCGGATCGTCAGACGGACCGCTTTCCGCTGGTCCAGCATGTCCACGGCGGCCCGGTCCAGGACCCGGAATGGAATCTCCATCTCTTGGTTAGAGAAGTAACCCACGGTGGGGTCATCAAACTCGCCCAGGACCCCGGCGCCGCTTACCGTCTCGCTGGAGGACTCAAAGCCGGGGAGGGGGAGCTCATCCCCCATGCCCAGAATCCTCTCACCCTCGTTGTACACGTTGTACTTATTGATTTTGGTCGGAATTTCATTCATGGTCAGTCACCTCCAAGGGCCGACTCCAGAGCGTCCACGTCGTACTCGCGGATGTTCTCAATAAATTCGGCGGGGATATAGGGGGCCAGGAACGTGTGGACCGTCAGGTGGCCGTTCAACAGATTGGTCACCGGGTTTTCCTCGCTACGGAACTCCAGCCGGTAGCCGGCGCAGTAGCCCCGGGCCACATAGCCATTGCCCACAATGTTCTGGCTGTCCACGATGGATTGGATCAGCCGCTTGTTCCCCGGCTTGTCCACCTTTTGCAGATAGGTGCGGATAAAGTTGTTGCCGTCCCAGTCGAAGAACCGGCGCACCCTCAGCCAGCGGTCCTTGGGGTCGGTGGTGGAGGGATAGGCGGCGGTGCTGTTGCCCCAGGCCTTGAAGCCGTTGGCGTTGATTGCCGTGATGACCCCGTTGGCATTGAGGACGTCGTTGGCCTGCTGCTGATCCAGCACCACAGGCGTGCCGTCCGCCAGCACCGTAGCGGTGATGCGCAGGTCCTGGTTGGACGCGTTCTCCGGCACGTCGCTGTTCTGAGCGTCTGTGTAGGCCTGGAGCGCGGCAAACATGGCGGAGTAGTAATACACCTTGTCGCCCACTGCAACCAAGGGCCAGAGCGCACCGGCGTGATTGCTGGTGGCCCCCAACTTCTCCTTGGCCTCCTTGACCTGGGTATAGACCTTTGCTCCGTTCTCTCCCTCTGTGGGGATGTCCAGCAGGCAGGTGCAGTTATACACCCCGTTGATACTCTCCGTCTTGGCCTGGAGCGCCGCGGCCACCACGGGGAACTGGCTCCAGCCGGGAGCCAGCAGCAGGCCGGGGGTCATGCCCAGTTTGGGATAGATCTGCCGGACCAGCTCCAGACCGGTCTCTTTCCCGGTCTGCGCGTCCACTCCACCCACGACGTCCGCCTGGGTGGCGCCGGCCGGGTCGAGGCTCTTACTGGACACAGACAGCTGGGCCGCGCCCTTTGCCTCCTCGGACAGGAGGGTAATCAGCACACTGCCGTCCTTGGCATGGGCGGCTATGTAGTCGGTGTCCCGCTTCAGGGTGTTCTCCCCGTCCTGGACCACGAGCGTGTCCAGCAGCACATAGTCCGCCCGGTACACCGCCTGGCCGTCCGATACGGAGCAGTCCTCGGCCGCATTCTCCTTGGTGTGGGCGGGGTTGCCGGGGTCCAGCACGTTTACCAGGATGATGGGCGCCACGTTGAACACCCGGAAACAGGCGTCCATCGACTGGCACAGGGTAAATGCCTTGAAATCGTCGAAGTACCCCAGCGCCTGCTGGCACTCCGCGAAGGAGTAGCACAGCACAGGGGCGTTGACCGCCGCAGCGGGGTCCTTGGTCAGATGAATGGGCGCGGTCCCGAAGATGACCTGAAGCCCGGCGCTGCCCTGGATGGGCGAGGTCAGGCTGGTGTCCACCTCGGAATTGTAAACGCCATGGGGATATGCCATATTACATTTCCTCCCTTAACGAATCTCCTGCGCTTTGCAGTACAGGGTGTAATACCGCCCGGCTCTGGCCTGGAGCTGCCGCCGCACCCCCGGGAGCTGGTCCAACGGGACCACCAGGGCTTTCAGCACCGGGCTGGCCTGGACCGCCTCTAGCAGCGGGGACGACAGGCCGTTGGAGTAGGTCGTGAACTGGACCGCTTTTCCGGGGATGGTGGGGCCGCAGTAGGCCACGGGGTCAGGGGCGCAGGCGGCCTTTCTGGGCGGCTTTGCGGCCGATGTGTTCCCCTTGCGGGGAGTGGGGACTTTGCTCATGGTTCTGGCACCTCCTTGAAGATGGCTGGCGCGGCAAGCTTCAGCGCCATGCCGGCGAAATAATAGGGGTGGGTATCATCTTCCGGTGTCACCCACTTAATGGGGTATTGCACCTCGTACCGGCGGCCTACAATACCGTTTTGGCCGTAGTGGGTCAGGATGGCGTTGACGATGTGGAGCGCGTCCCGGAAGCCCTGGCGGTTCGGGTTCGGGTCATAGACGCATATCACCAGAACGAGCTCCACCTGCTGGCGTGTGTCCTGGTCCGGCAGCTCCCCGCCGGGTATTCGAACAATCACATAGGGCTCCGGTACATCCTCCGGGGGCTGCTCCTCCAGCTGCTCCGGTACCAGGTCCGGGTCCTCCTCGGGGTCCAGCACTGGCTCCGGCTCGATGTCCGCTCCCGCCCGGATCGGCAGGTCCTGGGGGAAAACCTGGATCCGCCGCTCCACGCCTGCGGAATTTTTTAAGGTCTCTCCCTGGAAAAGCTGTTTCAGGTCCGCTACTACGGCGTCCTGCAAAAATTCTTGGGTCACGGGGTATGTCTCCTTCTTGACTTGTAAATTTTTGTTCCTTATAATGACTTGTAAGCCCATAGCCGCAACTGAATGTGTTGAGAAAATATCCAACATTAAGGAGGGCAAAATGAAAATAGGCGGAATTATTCTTGTAATCTTTGGCCTGCTCTGCTTACCGCAAGGGATAATCTTTATAATTCCTGGCATATTCCTTGTGCGGAGAGCGAAAAAGAAAAAATCATCTGACCCTGAACTGGATACCGCAGATACAGCGGCGGATTCCCCCCAACAGGATGAGGCTCCTCCCTCAAGACGTCCATCTATTCCCCAAGTTTCCATCCCCCAGATTTGAGTGGTACTATTGGAACCTCTTTTGGATCATGGGATATATCAATTCATGGGGCCGACGGTCAAGATGTACGTTTTGATAGAGCGCTATTTCAGAATATTTTAATCCGGTCCTATGATTCAATAACCGGTATGGCTGAAATGCTGGGGACTCATGGAGATATCTACCAAACCGATTTGGATCATTGTTCTTGTGAGGATTTTCAACGGCGTGGCTTACCTTGTAAGCATATTTATAAGTTGGCCCTCTCCCGTGGCTATTCCGCAGACACTTTTTTCTCAGCTCGGTCCGATGTAGTATGGTACGCAGATGGTTGCAAAGTGTATCATGTAAATCCCGAATGCCGTGGGCTGCGAAACAGGTACTCCCGCCGGTCCACAGTATCTATGGCAGAATACAGTGGCCTACGACCTTGTAAGTCCTGTTGTAAAGATCAATAGTGCCCGTACACAGCGGCCCGCTGGGGCCGCTTTTTTACGCCCTGCCCAAAACCTTGGCAATCCGCTTATCAATCTCGGCGTGCAGGGTTTCATAGGTCAGCTGTTCCGCCTGTGCTCTCACCGCCTCGCTGCGCAGCATGTGGGGGATGGCGGGGGACAGCAGCTTCTTTACCGGCAGGCGGCTCTTGCCCCTCCGCTGCACTATAGCGGTGTGGCCGCTGGCAAACCTGGTGACAAATGCTTTCAGATCATCCATCTCCAGCAGCTTCAGGCTGCCAGAGGACAGGATTTTAGCCTCTGCCGCCCCCGTTTGTGTGTTGGGCCGGGTCATAAAAGACATGATGTCCTGCATGGGTCCCCTGGAGCGGATAGTAGCGGACAGATTTGCTGAACTGGCCGTCAGGACCTTGGGGCCGTCCTGGGCCGCATCCCGCAGGGCCTTGGTATTTTTAATGGCATACTCACCCTTGACGTCCGTTAGCATCTGCTTACGTACCTTGCGGGCTGTAGAGTTCAGCGCGTTTCTCAGGATATTGGGGGCCGCAATCTGGTCCGGCAGGCTGTTCAGCTGCTGGATAATCCTTTGCAGCTCCTCCTCCACATCAATGTGAATCAGCGACTCATTTCCGCTCACGTCTTTGCCGCCTCCAGTTCAATGGCCAGGATCCCGGCCTCCGCTGTGCAGTCACGCACCCGATAGGCCACCCGGTCCAGGGTCAGTACGGACTTGATGGCTGGGCGCGGCCCAAAATCTGCCTGGGCCACATAGATCAGGCGGCGGCTTTTGTAAAGCCCGTCTGAATGGCCACCCTGCTTGGCCTTGTCCCGCTCCAGCAGCTCGTTTTCATCCACCAGCACCGCCATTTTTTTGCCGTTGACGGTGTGGAGGTCCGCAAACTCCAGCCGGTCCAGGAAGATGTCAGAGACGTCTGACGCAATACAGTCCTTGAAGCTGGGAGCGGCCATCACTGGCCACCCCCGGTATCGTCAGGGGAATCGGTGGAAACCTGGACCTCTGCCGCAGCAAGGATGGCGGCCCGCTCAGCATTGGTTCGGGCATTGGAAATATCCACGCCCATATCCTCAGCCAGCTTTTCCAGGTCTGCCTTTTTCCACTTCTCCAGGTCCTCCACATCCAAGCGGCCGGTCCGCCGGGCGGGGGCTTCGCCGCCCTGCCCGGTTTTGCCCTCTCCCGCTGTGTCCGGGCGGCTATCGGGGCCAAACAGGGCGCGGAGCTGCTCCGTCAGGCTGGAGACGCCCACAAACTCCCCGGCGCCGTCCTCGATATCCACGCCCATGGACCGGATAACCTCCGCTGCCAAGTCGTTCACCTTGGAGCGCCGGGCGGCCTCCTGGACGACGGCGCTGACAAAGCCCTCCATGTCCGTATCCGTCCACACGGCGCTGTCGGCTCTCAGCCATGCCTCCACCATCTGGGGGGTTTCAGTGGGGACGGCCTCTCCGCACTTGTAGGTCCGGCCCATGTACTGGATTGGGCGGCGGGCAATCAGTTTTTTCATATCTGAGCCCTCCAATCAGCCCAACAGCTTGACCATCACAGTGGCGGCCGTGGCGGCAGCGGGCGAGGCGGCATAGCCGGCGGGCGTGTTTCCGTCCGCCGTGGCGGTGATGGCCTCCGCTACGGAATCGTAGTAGACGGCGGCACCCTGGGCAAGCTCCTCCCCCTCCGCCTTGGCCATGGAAAATACGCCCACCACATGGACGTTGCCCAACTCATTGGCAGGGATATCCGACGCGGCCACGCCGATCCGTGTACCCAGGGCCACGACCTGGCCCGCCTTTGTATCCTCAGTGGGGGTATAGCCCAGGGTCTCTCCCCTCTGGAAATAAACTGCTCTCATATCTGCTCCTCCTTATCCGTTCAGCTTCACGCCGTTGTTCCGTAGCAGGCCCCGGAAGTCCACCGCGTTGATACCCCAGTCCAGCCAGATGTCCCAGAGGAAGCCCAGGTGGCCGGCCTTTTCGCTCCGGCGGAAAGTGGGGGTGGTGACGCCGTTGAGGTAATCCACCTGCACGCCCTTCACCAGGCGGGGGGTCCGAGGCCATGAACCAGGGGCAGGCTTTGTCACCCGCCAGCACGTTCAGCGTGCCCTCCTCGACCACTTGAATCTTGCTCCGGTACTGGCTGTTCAGCACGTTCACCGTGTGGCTGCCAATGCCCTCCACATCAATCTCCGCGGTGCCCAGAATCTGGTTGACCCACATACCCATCCCCACGGGCACGATAACCTTGGAGGGCTCTACCATGATGCTCTCGCCAAACTGGTCGATTTGCTTGCCCATCAGCTGGATCATCTGCTCCAGCACAGAGATACTGGGGGCGGAGCCCGTGGCGATCAGGTTTCTGTGGACCGCATCAAACAGGGCCGCACCATCAAATACAGCGGGATTCTCATAGATCAGCTCATAGACCTGGCGGTTGATTTTCCGCTTGGCCTTGCGGGCGTACTGGGCGGGCATACTGGCCAGGAACCCAATATCATCGTTGATAAAGGCCTCCCGGGTCATGGTGAACGTGGTGCCGTAGGTGTCCAGCTTCCGGGTGGGCAGCATCTCGGTCTGGAGACTGCTGTGCTTCAGCTCTCCGCCCTCGCCAACCTTGGAGAAGTCACCGCCGCCCAGGGCGTACTCGTGCTCCTTGCTGGGCTTGAAGTCGGTCAGCGTCCCCCGGCTGGTCCAGAGCTCAAAGGTACAGGGGACCAGCGCATACTGCTGCACGATGGATTTCTTGATGGCGTTGTCCAGGATCGCCGGGAAGTCCGCAGTAGGGCTGAAGAACTGACGCACCGCCGTATCCCACAGGTCGGCCCTGGAGCGGCGCAGCAGCTCGGTTGTTGTACCCTCGCCCGAACGGGCCATGCTCTCAATGAGAAGGTCCCGCATGGACATACCCCGCAGCGCCTCGGCGCCCTGGGCGGGCTTCTCGACCTCCACACCGGCCTGCATCAGCATGGCATCCCGGGCGGCGTCCCGGAAATTGTCCTGGCCGGAGTCTCTGGCCCCAACCACAACCGGAGCCCCATGCTTCAGCAGGTGATCCACAGCGGCCGCCCGAACCTGATCTACAGAATCGCCGTTCTTGACGTATGTATCCGGCTCCATGCCAGCCTGACGGCACAGCGCAATAATATCGCTGACCCGCTGCCGTTCCGCCGCCTGAGCCTGCCGGACCCCATCCGCAGGAATTGTGCCCAAGTTGGGCACATTGGCCCCATCAGGAGAGGAGATGTCGCGCTGGCCGCCCGCAGGCTTCCCGCCGTCTTGGCCGTCCGGCTCCGCGTCGATCTGACGCTGGAGCGCGTCAAATTCCGCCTGCTCCTCCGCAGTCAGGCCCCGCCCGGCGGCGCGGGCGGCGCTTACAATCTCCTGCTGCCGCTTGATCCACTTTGCTTTGTCTTTCATGCTCTTACCTCCATCTTGTTTTGATTGATCTGGATTTGCCTCTCATACAGGGACAGGTCCGCAGGACCACCATCCGCACGCCCCACGCCTACGGTGGCGTCTGCCGGCACTGAAACGATAGACGCTTCCATGGGCGTCCATTTTCGGGCTATCATGCAGGGGCCAGTGAATCGCCTGTCCACGGACACAGCCCCGGCCTTCACCTCCTCCCAGGCGTCCACAGTATAGCGCACAGACGTGGTCTTCAGGGTGCCCGACTTGACCTTGCTGAAAATCTTCTCTGCTTCGGCATCGCTGTCAAACTCAATTTCAGCCATGCTGCGGCCGTTCTCCACCCAGGCCTGGAGCACCTTTCCAATCACCTGGTCCCTGTTGTGGTTGAACAGGACCACGCCCACTGTGTTCAGACGGGACAGATTTACCGCGCCTTCGGCATGGTCCAGAATTTCCATGCCGAAATACCGCCGGTACGGCTCCTCACTGGAGAAACTAATTGTCCGCCGACGGCTTTCCTGTGTCTCCGGGTTTTCCGCCTCCCTGGCCAGAACTTCCCCCATGCTCCGGGTTCCCCGGTTCTTTTCCGGCTCCAGGGCTGCCTTGCTTGGCTGCTGCCGCTCCAACTCCAAAAATAACACCTCCCATATCGACTCCGACCTCATGGCCGTATTTCAGGACCTCCGCAATCTCACTTACCGCTTCTTTCCAGTCCTTGCCCCGCTCGGCACAGAGGTCCTGGAATGTTTTTTGACCGCTTTGCAGTGCAATTTTATCCGCGTTGGCTTCCTTGACCGGGTCAATCCACTTTTTCGGCGTCTTGATCCAAGTATGGCTCAAATATTCCTCCCTGCGCTCCCAGAAGTCAGGAACGGCGAACAGCCCGGTCAGGCAACCGGAAATCACAAAATGCTCATATGCCTCAGACATGAACGCAGTAAGAAGCTCGATTTCCTCGGTGTATGTGTTTTCGTCCTCCTGGGCGTTCTGCCGGGCGGAGGAATAGGTCGCGCCATTCATGTCCCGGCTGACTGCCTCATAGGACAGGCCCTGTCCTGAGCCGATCAGACCCTGCTGGGTCTTCAGGAACGCGGTGGCGTCGGTCGCTGCGCTTTTGGGGTCCACTACCTCTACATCATCCCCGGCCCCCAGCTCCAGGATCATACCGGGGGTCATCTTTTTGGCGGAGTAGTCCACCTGTCCATCCGGGCCCCGGGATGATGCGCTGCGGCCGGTCCCCCCGGTGGGCAGCGTCTTTTTAATTACCAGGCCCACCAGGGCCGCAATGCGCTCCTTGATGGATACGGCGGTAATAAATTCGTTGGTGTCCCGTACTCTGGTGATGGTGGGGGTCAGATCGGACATCTCCCGAAGCTGGCTGGGCCGGTGTTTGTTCTTATAAAAGAAGATGTTTTTTGCCTCGATGAACATTGGGTCCATAACCTGGTAGCCATCCAGGTCATACTGCCGGAACCAGTAGCCCACTGGACGGCGGTACTGGTTGTACTCAATGCCGCCCACCACCCGGTTGCCCCGGTGTCGCGGGGAAGACTGGGTAATGTCCAGCTCGTCCACCTCCAGGCACTGGAGCTTGAAGGGAACCAACCCGCCGGGAGTGTAGCAGAAATGAATGAGGATCCCGCCGTCGTACTTTTTCCGCTCTACCATCATGCGCAGGATACTGTTAAAGGACTGTTCTCCGGTCACATCGCAGTTTCGGGCTTTGCACCATCGCTTCCAGGCCCGCTCAATCTGGTTGTCCAGGCTGTCATCACCCGTCATGGCCCGGAGGGTGTAGCCACGCCCGACGACATTGCGCTTATAGGCGTGTACCACAGCCTGGGCAATATCGCTGTTGCGCTCCAGGTCGCGGGCCCGGGCCCGGACCACATCCCGGCTGTACCGGTCTGTCAGCTCCGCACTCTCGTTCACCACGCGCCACCCAGCATTGATACGACCGGAGCTGGCGGCATCGTAGCTCCGGGCCTCCTCATAGGCCTGCCGCCACATCGTCCGCTCATAGGCCCAGCGGGGGGATACCGCGGCAGCAAAACTATCTAAAAATCCCGTGCGGCTCACTTCCTTTCTGCTGCGCCTGTCCCGGCGGCTTCATCCTCGAACACCTGCACAAGCGCCCTGTGGAAATTCGGGTCATAGTCAAATATGATCCGAATTTTTTGGTTTTCGTCCAATGCCTGCGGCAACAGAGCGAGATTTTGCAGCACACCAGGCTGGACCGGCCACATACCCCGTTTGTTTGCCAGAGCGGTGTAGCCGTAATGCTCCGCCACTTCTTTAGAAAACGGCATTTTGGAAACGTCCATGAACTCCATATCCCGCTCCTTTACCGTCCATCGAAATAGGCCACATAGGTCCGCCCCAGCAGGCAGCCGCTGTCCTCGTTGGCCAACTGGGCCTCCAGGTCGTCCCGCATAGATTTCAGCATGGCCAGGTCCGCCCTGGTCAGCGACCGGCTGCCGATTTTGTAACTTTGGCCGCCGCACAGCACCTTGGTAATGGCGGTATTGACTTGGGCCAGCATTTCAGCCGGCGTCATGTTTGTTTCGTCCATATTGGCCCCCTAAATCCAGTCTTCATGAGTCCCGATCCAGTTCTCCTCCGGGGCAGTTTCCGTCTGCTGTACCGGCTGGACGGGCCTTTCTGCCTGTTGGTCCGCCTGCCCCGGATTCTGAAGGGCCAGGGACCGGACCTCCATCACGTCTGCCGCCGCTGCGGCATACACCTCACAGTCCAGGTAATGGTTATCCCTGTGAGAGTGTTTCGGTACCCAGCGGTAAGAAACCTTGCCGTTCTTCCGCTCGGTGATTTTATGCTCCGCCGTCACCTGCTCGGCATACTCCAGATCGCAGTCCTTATGGACCATCCAGGAGCCGGTCCCGTTGGGCCGGCGCATACGGGCGGAAATCATGTCCTTGTACTTGCCGCCGTCCACCAGCACCAGCTGCATTCCGTTGGCCCGGCTGCCCGCCTTGTTCACGGTAGATATCCGGTAGTAGCCCTGTAACGACACGGAGGAACCCTTGCAGGCCCGCACCCAGTCGCCATTGATCAGGCAGAAATCATACACCGCGTCGGTCTGGTCGCTGCTGTCTATCAGGGCCAGCTCCACCATGACCTTTTCGCCGGACGGCATCAGAAAACGGGTGTTCATAACCCGCTCCACCTCGGTCATGGAGAGGGCCTGGCCGTGGGCGACGTTCTGGCTGGTCATAAAGTCGCCCCAGGCCCGGATCACCCAGTACACGCAGTTTTCCTGTACGTCAATCCCGCCGGTCAGCAGCTTAGTCCATTCCGGCAGCTCCCAGGCGGGTATCTCCGTCTGACGCTCCAGAACCAGGTCCGCATTGGTTTTCAGCTTGGTATCCTCCCAGGGCTCCGCCAGCCAGGAGTTTACAAAATTCTGTAACAGCTCCGGGTCGTCCTTGGAGTCCATAAACGCCTGGGCGATGTCAGAAAAGCGGGTAAAGGGTGAGTACATGGTGGACATCCAGTAGACGACGCTCTTGGGCGTCTCCGTTCTCTTCCGCACAAACTGCCAGCGGCCCGCCTCCAGCATCCGGCCCTTGTCCCGGTCGGTGATCACGCCCTCGCACACCTGGCACACATATCTGGCCATGCTTGCCCGCGCCGTACTGTCGGGAACATCGTCCTTGCTAGGCCACTTGAGTTGGGCAAATTGCAGCTCGATGTATGTGCCGCAGTGAGGGCATGGGACAAAGTAGTGCTTTTCCGCCTCCGCCCCCTCTTTGGCCCGCCAGATATGGCCGGTTTTCAGGGTGGGAGTGGAGGTGATGAAGATTTTCCGGTTGAGGGTGTACGACTTGGTGCGCTCGATGGCCAGCGAGACCGGGTCTGACTCTTTTTTGCTGGCCCCGGGGTATTTGTCCACCTCATCCAGGAACAGATACCGGATATTGGTGCTGGACAAGTCTGCGGGGCTGTTCGCTCCATTCAGATACACGGTCATAGCGCCGAATTTCAACTGGAGCTTCTTGCTGTCTGTCTTCTGGTACAATGCCGCCAGAGGCTTACAGCGCCGGATCATAGGGTCCAGCTTGGCATCCACGGTCCGCTCCGCAAGGTCGTCTGACGGATACACAACCATGGTGGGGCCGGGGTCCTGGTCAATCAAGCTGCCCAGCATGTTCTCCATGGCCGAGGTGCCGCCCACCTGGGTGGGCTTGACGAAGATGATCTTCTCCACCGACTCGGAGTTGAACGCATCCATGATCTCCGTCAGGTAGGGCGTCACCCGGTTGCGCCAGGGGCCAGGGATAGAGTTCCCGTCAGGGAGAATCCGGTTTTGCTCCGCCCACTGGGACACAGGCAGCCGCTTCCGGGGACGCAGTGCCGCCACTGCCGGCATGATCCAGCCCGGCACCTCATAGGGCTTTGCGCGATACCGTTTCACCGCCTGGCCCCCTCTCCCGGCGCCAGCATAGCGGCGTCCGCGAACAGGGCCAGCATGTCCTCCAGTTCCTTGCGTGTGCTTTTCTCGATGGCCCGGGCGGTGGCAGCGTCAGTATAACCGGCCACTGTCCCCGCCACACGGCTGGGGATATTCAGGGCGAAGTGCTTGAACGTGTCCATGAACTCCGTCAACTGCTGCGCGGCGGAGGCGGTCTCGATGTAGCGGCCCTCTGCAATGTCGGCCTTGATACTGGCCAGCTGACCCTGGCTCTCCTTCAGCTTGACCTCAGCCTCCAGCTTCCGCAGAACCAGCTCCTTGGGCTGCTCCTGCTCCCCGGCTTTCTGCTTGACATGGGCAATATACTGCTGGACCGCCTTGCAGGTGCGGTATTTCTGCACCTTGCGCCCAGGCGGCGTCTCTTTCGTCAGCACGCCCGAGCGGGTCAGATTCTGTATCTGCCGGTCAGACAGGCCCACCAGCATTCCAATGGCCGCAGCGTCCGCCCAGTCCGGGATGATGGTCAGGATAGCCGGGGCCTGCTCCGTTCCAGGCTTGCGCGAGCCCTTTTTTGGCGCCATACACTCACCCACCTTCTGCGGCCAACTGGATTTCGCATTTTTTGTGCTGTTTTTTTGGTTTTATACCCCTAAAGGGGTATGCTTTGATATTTTTTTGCAAAGTCGGAAATGAAATCACCGAAAATTTTTTATTTTTCTGGACAAAAACACCGCGCCTTCCCTGCCCCGCGCTGCGTTTTCTCCCAGGGAGGACCCGCAGACCGGAGCGCCGGTCGCACGGACCGGCTGTGCAGCGCTACGCATGGGGGTCTGAAAGCCTGGCTGACCCACGGTTCTCGCCAGGCCCGGCCCGCGTTGTCTTCCGCCGGGCTATCACCTCCGGGCAAAACAAAACCAAGGCCAATGACCACACGTTCCCCGTGTCAGTCACTGGCCTTGGCTCTCAAAGCACGCGCCCCTGTTGACGTCGATCAGTATTTCGTTTTTGCAGACCCGGCAGTAGGCAATCATCCTGCTGCCCTCGGTGTCTGGCCGGACCTTCATCAGCCGCTTGTTCTTGCGGCATCTCGGGCAGGTCAGCCAGCCATCACTTACCGTTAACATTTTACCATGTTTGGATTCACCTTGCAAGGTTTTCCGCTCCTTTTCCCATAAGTTAATATAATTCTCAAGGCTGAAAAAATATTAAAAAAGGTTATGGCCGCTTCCGTCGGCACCGGCGTTTGGCCTTGGGCCTGGGACCGATGGTAGTCTCCCATCCAGCGGCCAGGTACTTGATATATCGGTAATGGCCATAAGCAGTTGCGACGTCGCCAGTGTCCATAAGAGGCAGGGGAGAGTTTGGGGGTATGCTCAACGGTGTGTCGTTGGGAACCCGGAAGCACTCCCGCTCCGGCTTGCGCAGATTCCGGGAGCCAGACCACAGCCGCAGCCCCACCTTGTCCCGCTGCTCCTTGCACAGATACCAGGCCAGGGTCTCAAAATTTTTATCCCGGTCAATGCGCAGCTGCTTGAACTCCACACCGCCCTGGCCCCACAGATGGCGAATCAGATTGTAATCATCACCGGTGGCATTGATCAAAGCGTGATGGTGCCAGCGGCCGTCTCCATGTTTGTGCTCGGTGACGTAGAGATAGCACAGCTCCTGGTTCTTTTCTTTCCGGGCTTTCCGCAGACGTTTCCAGAAGGCCTGCATGATCTTTCGGGCCTCCGCTCCGTTTCGCGGCAGATGGGCGTCATCATAGGTGAGGGTCACATACAGGTCCCTGATACCAAAGTTGGCGGCAATCAGCAACTCCAGCTTCTGATAGGCGTATTTTAGATTCATTCGCCGCTGAGCCTCTGATGACATTTCCTTTTTCCCGGCCCGGACGCCATTGCTGTCCCTGGGGTTGGGCGCGGGGTAGACGCACTCGACGACTAGTGGCCCGGCGACGATGACTTTCTTAAACTTTGCCATGAGGTCTGCCTCCTGTTGTCCAACAGACCGTAGCCCTCATGGCCTTCGTCCTTTAACCTTGTATTTTCATCTGCTCCGGCAGCACTTCCACTACGGAGACCACCCGGGTGTCACCGTACCGCTCCGCCTCCATAGCCAGAGCTTCCTTGACGCCAATGGCCTGCCCTGGCGGGGCGTCCACTTCGGTGATGATCCTCAGCATGAGGCAGTCTCCAACGAATCCAACGCCCTGGCAATCTTTCGCCACTCAGACAGCTCCATTTTGGGAGCGCAGTCGCCAGCAATATCCCGGAGGGTATCTGCCGATATGCGGGCTTCCTTCCTGTGGGCGGTCTTTTCAGAAACCTTGTCCAGGCAGCCCCGCCCGTTGGCACTTCGATAGTCCTTCAGCCGCCGAACGATTGCCCGCTTCTCTGCGACCTCCGACTGGTCTGCTGCCGGAGGATCTGGATTTGTGATTCGTTCCTCCGCTCCCGTTGTCAAATCGGATTGTTCTGCTTCCAAAAGCTCCTGTCCCCTTGCCGCCACCAATACCCCGCCCAACGTGGGCAACTCAATCACCTCAAGCGTGACATCCTCCGGCAGCACCAATAGACCACCAGGCACCAGAGATTCCAGGACAAAATCCCGTAGGGCACGCAGATTCTCCAACTTTGTTTCTGGTACCCGGACCAGTAAAATGTTGTTTGCGGTTTGCATGTTACCCCTCCTATCATTCAAATTTGCCATCCGCCGGGTCCAGCAGCCAGTCCAGCCAGCACGCCCGGCAGATAGAAGTGCCGCTACAATGTTCCTTTGCGTCAGGACAGGCCCGGGTCAGCATATCGGCCATTTCCTCCACGCTGGCCAGCCGGAGTTTTTCGGCCCGGGTGCCGCAGAGGGGATGCTCCAGACGCATGAGCTTTGCCAGCGCCCCATACACCGGGGGCGAGGGGGTGGACAGGTCCACCCCCTCGATCCCCCACTCCCCGCTGGGCTTGCGATAGGTCAGGGGTTTGGACATGGCACTGTCCCCCCCCCCGCCAGCTCCCGGAGAACATCCAGGGGCAGCCGCTCCGTCCCGTCCTCGGCAAAAAAGATGTCCTCATACATTTTCAGCCGCTCCCGCAGATGGCTGGCCTGGACGGCGAAGCAGTAGGCCAGGCCGATGGGACAGTCCGGAAAGTCCATCATCATGCAGTCGCAGATTTCCTCGTCGATCTCCTGGGGCGTTTCGGCGGAAAACTCTCCGCACCCGTGGAGAATACACTGGGCCTTGGCCCATTGCGTGAGGGGGACGCTCCCCTCATTGCCATCATGCCTGATATGCGCCCAGCCGTCCTGGCTGAACACAAAATTAAGCATGGTCTCAAAATTCCCGTCCGGGGTTTCAGTGGTCAGTCGTTTCATTCTTGACTCCTTTCGTTGCCGCCAGCAGGTCTTTTCCCTCCTGAAGCCAGCTGAGAAGCATGATCGTCTCGGTGGGCAGGCCCTCTTTGATGGGCTGCCCGCAGCAGGGGCAGGGGTCGCCGGGTTTCAGTATCCGCATTGTCATTCCTCCCTGGTGCCCAACTTGGGCACATTTCTCTCAATCGCCTTTTGTGCCCAAGTTGGGCACAATCAGCTGATTGCACTCTGCTTTCCAAATCGGGCAGTAGACTTTTCGGCCGCCCTCACAGAATTTGACGGCCATATAACTGTGAAGCTGTTCCCGAACAGCGGCGCATAGGATGTTGGAACCACTGCCATAATTCAGTTCCCCCTGATAGCAGGGACACCCGCCCTCCGCAAGAAACTTTTTGGATGGCCGTTCCAGAAAAACGCCGGGAGTCCGGGGGGAAACTTCTGGCTCCGCAGTCAGAGCAGCAAAGTCATTTTTGTTTTTAACCAGCGGTGCCGCCTGGTCAATTTCAGCACAACGGAGACTATATGGGGAAAAGTTGAGCAATTTGCTCTCGTAGGGCGGCGGGAGAGGGACATTCTGGATGTAGTACCTGACTGGTGTGCTGCCGTCATCCATGAAGCCATAACGGGGCTGCTCTTTCCATGTGGGCCAGCTGAAGGTGCTTTCTTCTCCGGAATACTGGCAGGTGTATCCACCATCCCAAACGGACTGGATCGTAAACTCCAGGTACTCTGGCCTATGGTTCCATTGGCCGCCTTCCAGCTCAGAATCTATGTAGGGGTGCATCCGCAGTTCCCGGATCACCGTTCCAGCCAGCAGACCAATGTTGCTGTTCAGGTAACCGGCTGGAGTATGAAAAATCGTTCCCATATCTCACTCCACCGGCGGCAACCGCATCCAGCGGACAGCTTCCATGTCGATCCTCGCGCCTACATCCCCCGAATTAACACGGAAAGTAAAGTGACCATCAACATAAAAACAATTTTGACGGACAACGGTTCCATATCCCAAATCAAAATCAGCTACCACTTCACAATCCTCTGCCGGGAAAGTCCCGCTGGGCATCCAGCCGCAGATCACCAGCTGCCCCTCTGCCTTCTCCGGTGCAGCCACCTCGCAACTCTCGCCGCTGCCGGGGGGCGGTATCTCTATCCAGGAGGTGTATCGCAGCCCAGTCAGCTCTTTCCAGGTTCCAGGCACCTGGAATACACTTCCGTTCCATATTGCGGCCCGGTACACAGGTCCCGCATTGGTCAGCTCATAAGTAAGGATCAGTTTGTCTACTGGCGGGGTGCGGCCCCGGCTCTCCCAGCGAATCCGGCGGGCTCCTCCGGTGCCGCCACCTGGTCCAGGACCTCTGAAATATCATCCCAGGAATCCGCCGAAGCGGTTTCCGCTTCCAAGGCTTCTACGGGATCCTCTGGCTCCTCTTGGACCAAAACCGGGCGAATATCATCGGTCAGGCCCATCAGGAAGTCTGTGGAGCAGTTCAGAAGCTTGGCCAGTTCCGCCAGATGGTCGTTGTTGCATCTGCCAGGGACCAGCCGAGGGCCATGCCAGCCAGCCGGATCATCAAATTCGCCGTCGGCCCACTGCCGGATGGTTGATATCAGAAGACCATCGTAGTAACTCCAGTTGATTTTGGCGTCGTCCGGCACACCGGCAGCGTCAATGGCCCGCAGAAGTCTCCTTGCATAGCCCTGGGTCTCTTTCTGAAATATCCGGCCATTCCTCTGTTGACGCTTATGCTCCTCCTCTTTTTTCTTGTCGCTGACCTCTTTCCGCTGGGCCTTGGCCTTGCTGCACATCCGCTCGCAGGCGGAATAGCTGGCCTTTGCCTGATCGCATTCCAGACAACAGGTATTTCCGCCGCAAAAACCCGCCCAACCTGGGGCTTCGCAGTCCCGGCGCAAGAACGTGTCACCGCGCTTACAGGTCTTACCATCGGGACAGGTCAGCTGCGGCTCCTAGCGCCAACCCTCGTTGTATTTGCTCAGTACCTTTTCAACTTTGTCCCCTCTAGGAATCTTGTCGGACAAGGCGGTAAAAATGCGGAGTTGGAAGTCTCCAGGCAGTCGGGCCAGGGCGTAGGCCGTCTGCTCTGGCAGCTTGTCCTTCTCAAACAGGATCATGTACTCCGGGATCAGATTCTCCCGGATGACTTTGAGCCGGGACAGCTTGGGTGCGGAGATTTTACAAGCCTGGGCCACATGGTCCCGCATACGACCTGGGAACTCAAAGCCCTCCTCCTTCAGCTGGTACAGCAACATTTCCACCCGCTCCGCCTGTTTGGCCAGTTCAGCAGAGGAGAGCACCCGGGTGTCACTGTTGCCGTATATGAGCCGCAGCTCCTGGAGGGCGGCGGAGCCTGTGACATGCTCCCGGATACAGGGGACTTCCCGCAGGTCCTCGCGACCCTCCTTGATCAGCAGCTTCAGTGCCGCCTGGCGGCGGTGGCCTGACACAACGACTACTTTCTCCGGGTCCGTTTCCGAGGTGCGCACCCGAAGGGGTTGCTGGAGGCCCACCACAGCAATGTTGGAGGCCAACTCCTCTAGCTGAACCAGATTGTAGAAATTGCCGGGATCGCTCTCAATCTGGCCGATGTCGATGTACTCGATCTGCTCCCGTCCGTCGGCGGTGTCCAACTTGGGCACATCTTTCAGCAGGTTAGCCAGGTCAAAGCCCTTTTTGTCGGCCATATTCAGCTCCTCCTCTCCATGTACTCCCGGACAAACTCACGGTAATCAATCCCTGCGGCGCTTCTGGGGCTGGTGAGCAGCAGCGGCTCCTGGGCAAAGGTCATCGCGTCCACCTTGTTGGTGCGCCGGATGTGGGGATACATCGGCAGGCCGCTGTCTCTCAGCGTTTTCTCCGCCTCCACGATCAGGGGGCTGTTGTACCACATGGTGGGCAGACAGCCGGACAGCCGCAGGGATGGGTTGATTTTCCGCATGTTGGTGATTTGCCGCATGAGATTCCCCATCCCCCGCAGGGCAAAAGCGTCCAGCTTGATGGGGATAACCACGTCGTCCGCCGCGATCAGCGCCGCGGTGCTGGCCGCATTGAACGCCGGCGGGCAGTCCACGATACAGTAATCGTACTGGTCCTTGGCGGCCAGCTGCTGGACCATTTCCCGCAGCACCAGCGCCCGCACGCCCTGGAGCTCCACTTTGGTCAGGTCCAGGTCCATCAGTTCATCCGACCCGCACAGCAGGTCTACCCCGAGGAAATTACTGCTCTGGATACTGGCCACGGCGAACAGGCCCTCGTCGGCCTCGTGGCGGAGCACATCCGCCAGGTTGCCTTTGTTCGGGTCGCCGCCAAAAAATTCTGTGGCGTTGCACTGGCTGTCAGCGTCCACCAGGAGTATTCGCTTTCGGTAACCTCTGGCCAGGATGGCCGCCATGTTTACCGCAGTGGCCGTCTTGGCTACTCCGCCCTTTAAGTTGAGTATCACGGTTGTCCTCATTGTACTCGTCCTCTCGTTTTATGTGTTCGGCGCTGCGCCGATGTGGTCGTACTCCTCCTCCCAGGGCAACGGTTCACCACCAGGGAGCTCGTAAAATGTTTGCTGCTTGTACTCAGGCTCTCTTCGCTTCGCCACTGGCCGGTCTGTAGTCAACTCTGGCAGGAATTTCTGCGTGGGGCCGTTGAAGGTGATACCCCACTGTCCCAGCAGACCCAGCTTGTTTTTGGCTAAGGTTAGGTGGCGGGGGGTCTTGCTGTCAGTTTCGTCCTCGCGCCACACGAACAGAATCACGTTGGCATCCTGCTCAATCTGGCCGCTCTCCTTCAGGTCGGCCATGAGGGGCGCTTCCCGCTTGCCCTTCTGCGCGGGGCGGGAAAGTTGGGCCAGAGCCACCACCACGACCCCACTGTTGCGGGCCATGTCAGCCAGCGACCGGGAGATATCGGCTACCTCGTCCTGGCGCGTGCCCCGGCCCCGGAGCGAGGAGCGGATCATCTGGAGATAATCGACGTAGATGACATCAAACTTTTTGGCGTGGGTCCGGGTGATGATGTCGTTCACGGTCATGCCGGCGGCGTCGATGATGGTGAGCCTGCGCTTTACAATCTCGTCGTTCACGTCGGCCAGAAGCCTGTAGTCCCGCTCGTTCAGCTTTCTCCGCAGGATATTTCGCAGGGGTACACCTGAAATGGAGGCCTTGAGACGGGAAAACAGGGTGTTCCGGTCATCCTCCAGGGTGAAATAGCCCACGTTTTTTGTCTCTGCCTGGGCGTATGCCATGTGGAGGGCCAAGGCGGTCTTGCCGTCTGAGGGCCGTCCGCCCAGCACCACCAGTATACCAGGGGAGACGTCCAGGCCTTCGTCAAGTAGGGGAAAGCCCCAGGGGAGATAATCTGGCGTGCGCTCCAGAAAGTCGTTGAACTCCACGGCGGCCTTGGCCATGTCCGCCTCGTCGTCCCGGCCCCGGTTGGACAGCAGGTCCAGGCCCTGCTGATATAGGCGGACCGATTCCTCCTGGGTAAGACTGGCTGCGATCTCTCTGCCAATGCTGTGAGATTTGGTCATTCGGGTGTTTTCTTTGACCACTTCGATGTACTCCGCCACGTTGGCGGCGGTGGGTGTCAGATCCATCAGCTGAATTGCGTAGGCGTTCAGCTCCTTGTCTCCCGGCGCCGCAGCCTGACAGACAAGAACCGAGTCTATCGGCTGATTTGCGACAAACCGGGCCTTGAACGACCGAAACAGCCGCTGGTCTGCCTCCAAGAGAAAGTCGTCCTCGGTAAGCCCAGCCATCACCAGGCCAACAACCCGGGGGTCAATGAGCATGGAGCCGATGACCGACTGCTCCGCCCAAATGTTTCGGCCGTATGCCGCTACCTCAGCGGAATCCACAGTCTCCACCTCCCTCCCGGGCCGGAGCGGGCATAGCTGCCCGGTCCGGCTGAGCTTCGTCCTCCCAGCGCCGGCCGTTAATCCAGGAGGCGGGGTAGGGAATGCCTTGGCCATCCTCCTCCCGAATCTTCCGCTGCCACTCAGGGCTGGCCAGTTGGCGCTGGAGGGCATGGCCCATCACCGCCAGCAGCCTGTCATCCGGATGCAGTGAGTCCCAAGCTCGTATCGCTGCCTGTTTGGACTTCTTGACGGGGTACATCCGCCAGAAGCCCTCAAACCGCTCCGGCTTCCAATCGGGCGCCGCTTTTGCCGATCGGCCCCGCTTTGGCTTTCCTGAGCCCGCCGCCCCCTGGGGGGCTTTGGGGGGATTATCTGTTAGGCTGTTATCTGGGTTTATATCTGGTAATGGTGTCCCCGTTTGATGAAATGATTGTCCCCGTTCCGTGTTTTGCATTTCACCGTTTGGTGAAATGCATCCAGCCGTTTCTGTGGCGCACTCTGCGAAATAGGCCATCGCTTTGTCGGAGAGGGAATACCAGCTTGTCCTGTCCCGCTTGTCTTGGTTGAAGCAGCCTGTTAGAAGCAGGCTGTTCTTCTTGCAGGCGGAAATGATACGCTCGATCTGCCGTCTGCTCCAGTACGGGTGCGCCTCACAGAAAGCGGCCAGGGAGTTGAACGTCCAGTATCTCCCCTCGTAAAAATTCTTCTCATAAGCCTTGTTATGCTTGAGCCAAAAATAGATGTTATGCAGGAAAACAGCGACGTCTACCCCATAGGCCTGAGCCAGCACAGGATTAAAATGATGGTCTGGTATATTCTTCACCCCCCATTCTTGGTGTAGCTTTTAGCACCGAACTCATTTAGCTGCCGTATGGCCTACACATACTGGATTAGCTCAAGGCCGTCCATGGCAATCCGTTTAGTCAGGTGGAGGCCAGAATCAATGACCTTGTGAGATTCGACGCCCAGCGAGGCCGCAACCGAATCCAGGCCCTCATGGATCAGGATGTGTCCTTGCCCTAACGGTTTTACGACGGCCATAGCCTGGATGACCTTAACGTCGTCCGGCATTGCGTCTAAGACATCAATTATTTCAAGGAGCCGGTTTTTCAAATCCTTCGGCGTCATTTCTTCACTACCCCCTTGTCAAATCCATTTTGCTGTGTTATCATAAGCATGTCCTTATTGTGCTCTCTGAGCACGGGTCCCGTGTGGCTGTACGCGCAGTCATGCGGGATTTTTTTATTTCTCCTCGCACAAGCCAAACTGGATCACCTCCGCCATTGTGAGGTCGATCCACGTTTTATCGACCTGCAGGACCGGCCGGCCGCCCACTCCGGTGTAATATGCCGAATGGGGAGCTTTCCCCTTGTCCACCCAGCGTAGCCAGAAAGCGCGGCCATGCCGCTCGAAAACAGCCTGGTAGAGGGAGGGCACATCGTAGCCCTTGGCCCGGACCAGCTTCACCAGGCTGGACTTGGTGGCCTTGGGTAGGATTCTCTTTTCGGTATTCATCATGCCATCCTCCCTAAGTACATAGCTAATGCCAGTAAGAATGCTCCTCCCGCAAGGGTTAACAGTGCCCAGTTGAAAAGGTCCTCCAGCCAGGGGTAAGCCTCAAACAGTCTCCTCCACATGGTCACACCATCCCCCGTCCATCCACGATGGCCTTGGCCACCTGGTCGGTCTCGTAGCGGATGCCCCGGCCGATCCTTACAGCCTCCACGCCCACCGTGGCAAGCCAGGCCCGGGCGGACTTAGGGGAGCCGTACCCCAATTCTTTGGTCAGGTCCGCTATGGTCATCATCCCGCCGTAGATATCCCGGAGGATCTGGCGCTTCTCCTTGATTTCGTTGTAATGGCTGCTCATACATCGCCCTCCTTCCCCTCGCATGTGCTTCCATCGCTGCAAAACACATCCAACTCCAGACCGGATTGAATGATCTGCCGCAGGTCCGCGATGATAGCTTCAAACTCGGGCCGCTCCTGGTCGTCAATGACACCATCCTCGGCGATGGCTAAAAGCCGATCCAGACGGTTATCCTCTTGGAAACTGCGCAGGCGGTTGTATATCCGCACCGCTACCTCCAACATGCTTCTCTCCTCCAGGCGGGGCACGACGCTGTTGAACAGTACGCTGGTTTCCTGCAAATGCTGAACAGCCAGACGCTGGGCGTTGTAGCAGAACACCATTTGCAGCACCACATCTCCAGCTGGTATTCTGCGGCCGTGTAGCGATACGTTGCTACAAATAAACTAAAAGCGGGAGGAATCCTGCGAGGAGGTAAAAGTAGCGGGGAAGCAGAGACTTCCCTAACTGATATTCCGATGAGTGGAATGAAGGGGTAACGCCCGGAAACGCTCACCTGATACTACGTTGGAGGCGCGGGAGTGCAATATCCCAAGCTGACACAGCACGTTGAAGTCGGCTGAGAACTGTCCAAACAAAGTCCGAGAGGGCTGTTGTGGGTAAGCGTAAAATGTACCACCGCATATACAAGGGAATAGGAGAATGCAGATAATAGTCCCGA